TGATAAATCTGAAGGTCATTAGAAGTACCGAAATAAGCCTTTTCATTGTCAGCAAGATTTACAGAAGTACTGATATTCAGACTTCCGTCAGCGGCTAATATGCTGGATAAATCTCTTGCTCTGGTCATTCCGGTACTTCCTTAGCTTAGCTTGCTTGTTTTGCTTCTTCTTCTGGTGATTCTTCTACAGATTTAATTAAAGCATTTGTAAATGCATCAAGTGATGCTTGTACTTGATCTAATTGGAATTTTAGATCATTTGCTTTTCCCTGTAGATCTTTAATCTGAGCAATTGCATAATTTTGTTGATCATTCAGATCTTCTTGCTTATATTCTTTACCATTAATAGTAATAACATTTGATTTGTTTTCTTCAGTCATAATATATTTCTCCTTTATTAGACCTTAGTATTTATTCCGGATTAATTTCAGCAGCTTGTGCTGCCAAGTGTGCTGCATATGCATCCTTTATAGCCTGTGTATGTACCGCTGCACAAATAGCTTGAACCTCTGCGCTTTCGCCAGTAATGTCTGCGTCAGGTGCTACAACGTGCCGTGAAAAGCTACGGCTAATCTCAACGCCATCACGTTTAATGACCGTTGCGGTGCGTACTTGAACGTGCTTGTAGTCACCTACGATTTCGATTTTGTCTTGTATTGTTTCTTCTGTTAGTGCCATTTTTATCTCCTTTATGGCTGGACTGTCCGACCTGATGTCCAATCAGGTTATGCAGCTTCGTAAGTTATAGAACCAATTAAATGACTTGTAAGGGTATTACCAGTATAGCTGGCTCTAGTATCACTACCTACATCCCAGAAAAGTATTTTTGCGGCATTAGTGCCAATTCTTCCTTGAGCGTGTTGTTCATCGTTCACTTCAAAAATAGCGGTGTAATAGGTGCTGGCTTTAGAGGTAAAAGGTAATCCTCCGATTTCCAGACGATTTCCATCCCCCCCTGTAAAGCTATTAAGATAAAAGTTTACTGTAACAAGTCTGCCAACTTTTGTATAACCAGCAGAGCTAATGGTAAATCCGGTGACCCCTTGAACAGCAGTAGGCGTCCAAGTCCCCTCCTCATAGTCATCCAGATAATTAGCCGAACCAGTGCCGCCCAAGTAGACACCGCCGGAGAGGTAAAGGTCACGGAAACGTGCTACAGTAGGATGCCCTAAATCAACATTCCCATTAGAAAAGCTACCTGCTTCAAGCGGGTAAACTATCCTTGTTCCGAAATATACTCCTGCGTGATTAGTGGCAGTACCGCCAATATATAAATTATCTCCTGCGGCTACACCGATAGTACCCACAGTGGTGCCGTCTTTATTAAATGCGACAATTTCACCATCATTGGTTAGTCGGTTCAGGTTTAATACAACATTGCTATCTCTAGCCGAATGAATTAACCCTGCAAACGAACCGCCATAAAAAGTTGTACCAGCCGTTGCAAAGTTTGCAGCAGTTTTAGCAACCAGCAAGTTACCGCTGCTGTCCAGAACTACTTTAGCATCAACCGAAAGGCTTGCTTGGGCGTTGGGGTCATAAGCAAAGACAAGTTTGTTTTCAGAGCCATCAACACCGATACCCCAATAATTTCCTCCGGTAGTGCCGCCAGTACCATAATCCTTGCTAAAACAAATCTGATGGTCAGTAGTTGTGCCGTTTGCATCTAGCACAATTATTCCATCACTGTCATTTCTGGTTATATGTAGCATCTTCTGGGGGGCTGACTCGCCAATGCCCACAAAGCCGCTGCTGTCGATGCGCATACGTTCTACCGTGTTGCTACTAAAAGTAAAAAACGAATTTGTAGCAGTTGTTGTAAAGTCAATTTGATTTGCTGCTGGATGACGAACAATCATAGCCGCCCCACCTGAACCATTTAGCCCAAGCGATACAGAACCAGAAGCAACAGAAGTAATTCTAGCACCATCAATAGTGCTTGTTGTTCCCACCAGCAAGTTGCCGCTGCTGCTAATGCGCATGCGTTCTCCACCACCGCTATAAAAGAATAGGGTGCCAGAGCCCATGTATATACTTTCATTATTTGTTAGGGCTGAACCATTGTAGATACCATTATAGATACTATTTGAATAAAATTTAGTCTTTGCAGTATCAGAACCAACGGTCAATCCACCAGTTGTTACTGTACCGGTAAATGTACCATTTGCTGCTGTTAGATCAAAGGTAGGTGGATGGGTAGCAGTCATCTTTGCTTTACCCTGGAAGATAACATAAAAGTCATCTGCAGAATCAACTGAAGCCGACATAGTAAGTTGGTTTGAACTTACGGTATATGATACACCCGGCTCTTGACGAACGTTATTGACAAATACCTCTATTTCCTGTTCATTTCCAACAGAATGCGTAAGAGTATATGGACCAACAGTACTATTACCTGTCAGGGTCTGTTTGTCTATAGTAGTATATTTTTCCGCCGGAGCGTTTCCTACGTATCCCATTTTTAAACCTTATGTACTAATGTCATCTACGCATGATACCCAGACGTCGCCACTAGATGCTGTATCGGTAACTACTTTTAATGCATCACCTGATTCTACAACAAACTTAGCACCTCCGTCTAATACCTGAAGCGCACCGCCAACTGGAATAGGTGTATCCTTGACAAGATAGATATCATTTGATCCATCATTAATATATACACTTACTGTAATCTGTGAGGTAACAATATTTGATACATGAATACCTACAATTGTATCATATGAATTTGCTGTAAATAAAGTAGCTGCACTAGTGCCAACAGCGTTACTAGTATATCTTCTAAAATTCTGTGCCATATTTTTTTACCCTAAAGTGCTATTGACATTGCAATTGAAAAGCCTCGACTTGCATCACCCAATTCTCTTGCCTGAACATATGCAGAATCTACTAGATTTCCTGCTAAAGTAATTACTTGAGCAGAGTCTGGTAATGCTGCAATTTGATTTGTAATAGTAGTAGCAAAGTTGGAATCATCATTTAAAGCAGCTGCAAGTTCATTTAATGTATTAAGTGCACCAGGCGCACCATCAATTAATACATTAATACCAGAATCAATTAATGAATTAACATTTGCGGAATCTAATACGTTAGGTGTACCAGTAAGAGAACTATACGAATAATCTTGTCTTAACTGTACATAAGAAGAATCAACTAAACTAATTGCTTGGGAAGAATCAATTACAGAAGATACAGTAGTATTTCCTACTGTAAGTGTTCCTGCAATATTTACATTTTCAGCTACATCAAGACCATTTTTGATCTTGAAATCTTTTTGACTAGCCATTCAGTTCACTCTCCCCGATAGGCTTTAATTATAACTTTATTTATATAAATTATTCTGCATCTGCAATGGTTAATTCACCAGCTTCTACCTGACGCATGATTTCCGCGTAGTGGCGGTTGGCTGGGTCGAGGGGTACGGACATTTCAACACCGTCAATGGTGGCTTTTATTCCCGCATTTGCTTCGCTGTGGGCATAATATTGAGCCGATGTAATATTCATTTCTATCATAGTTCAGCATCCATACCAAATATCATACTGGTAGTAATGACCCAATAAGGTTTGTTTATAGTTAATCCAGAATAGTTTCGAGAAACTATAAGGGAATCATTTAGCCCATATTCATAAACAGTAGTATCTATTGAACTGGGGAAGATTGAGGCACCTGCAATCGGGTCTACAAAAGCAGTTCCTGACTTAAGAGTCCCTGTTGGGGTAGCCCTCATTGTCACAGGATACGACAGTTTCCCCGAAACATTTGTCGTAGAATAAGCGTGAACCATTTGAGGTGTTGCTTCTGTATAATACCGCTGACACTTAGCCAACTCATCGCCAAAGCTGCGGTGTTCAAACGGCGTGGCTACGCTGCCGACTTCGAGTTGGACTCCGGTGATTTGAAATGTTGCACCTGCTGTGCCATTTATTTTTGTCTCACCTGTTAGAGCAAACTTGTTTGACCCTGTATTCCAATAGCCCGCAGTGTTTGAGTATGTTGGTCCGGTTCCTAAACTCCAAACAATATCTGATCCTATGCCATTAGTGGTATTCCAAGTGCCTAATGAAGTAGCAGGATAGGTAACTGTCTTATATTCCCAAGTGTTTGCTGAGTTAATCGTGTAGGACGAAACATAATTAGCACTACTGCTTCCTGATGCCCTAAGCGTCACCCCAAATGTTCCTGTTAAGCTAGATTTAACCCAAAAAGACAATGTAACGTCTTTTGCTGATGACGTACCCATTCCTGTTGAAACGTTGTCATAACCTTCAACTGCATACCCGATTCCACCATATTGCTCACCCGTAACAGAAACCGCAGTTGAATTGACTATTTTTAAACTTTTGCTAAATCCTGCGGGAGCATCTGAATCTTGCGTTACTGTATAAGTAGTACCTGCTGCTCCTTCATAAACATTGTATCTATCTAGCGTTATAAAATTAGTGTTAGTACAAGTAAAACTCGTCCCTCGCTGTGCCACCTGCATAGCACCATTGATGACGAGGTTCTTGTTTGCCTGAAACGCCCCATCAGCAATATCGGCAGTGGTTATCTGCGTTCCAGTACCAAGTAGGTTTGCTAGATTACGGGCGTTGCTCATTTACTTACTCCGGCTTTGTAGGCCACACTACATCGTCAAGCGAGGTGTAGCTGTCAGTGATGTCACGCAGTGCCTGACGGTATGCTGTACGCTCGGCGCTCATTGTAAGATCAGACGATGCCCACCAGTCGGTAGCCGCAATCAAGCGGTCACGCTCGGCGCGTAACAGCTTCAAAGGCTCCGCTGCATTAAGCTCGGTTAGCTTTGCATTGACGGTTGCCCAGCTACATCCCCAGTCAGCTACGTTGCTGCTTTCGATAGCCGAGCCATTTTCGTCAGCGCCCGTAACCTTACGGAACATCTCGTTGAACTCTGCTTCATTTGTTGGCTCACCGCGCAACACCCATTCGGTGATGCCTAGTTCGTTCAGAGCCTCTGCTATTGATGCCATTTTGTTTTTACTCCTATCCTAATCTAAATCCGCAGAAAAATGCTAGCCTACTTTGTGGAAATCCAGTAGTTTTATCTGATCCACTAGATTGTTGCACTTTAAATTCAACTGTATCACCTGCCGATAAATTAGCTATATTTACTTGTCTTACAGCCTGATTTGTAATCGCGGTTGGATTATATACTTCAAATAAATTAGTATGACTTCCGTTAAGAAAAAGAGTAGTAATAATAAATGTGCTGCCACCAATTCCATTTACTGTAACACCTGTACTAAAATGATATAATCCTGCCTGTCCTGAAGGCACTGTAAACACACCATTTGAAACTGAGCTATGAGTATCTAGTTCTTCTGTCCACGACAATGACATGAAAATACCACTTGTTAATGTAGCATCAGCCGACTGACGACAAACAAAGGCTGGGCTGATTGTTTTGCCAGACACATACCCATTAGCATCAATCGTCAGCGCGGTGTTGCTGTTCGTTGGATCTTGGATTTCGGAGACTTTCAATATGCTCGTCATTGTGCAATCTCCATTAGGGTCATTGAACAGAGTTGCGCGTTCCAGTTAGCTGACCAAGTACCCCCAGCGTATGACCTTAAATATAATGTGTAGGTTAATGCGCTAGTGCTAGCAGGAGCGTCCTTAAAGTCATGCGTCACACCGTTGTTATAAGTTGCCATTGGGTTGCCTGATTGCATCCACTGCATATTATAAATGCTGTTATTTGTAGTGGGAGGACCTGAACCAGATAGACCCGCTATATTCGTCCCATTTCTGAATATAGTAGAAACTATATAATCAGTTACAGTTGAACTGCTGAACCAATAATTATAAGTCACAACACCATAGATAATACTACTATTTGTTGTTGGGGTAATTGTAGCTGATACACCGCTATCGATAAAACTGCTTGAGGTAGAGCCAGATACCCCACTTGCTAAACTTGTTCGTGGACTATACACAAACTGAACCACATGACCCGGAATCTGCACACCGTTGCCGCTCGTCTTTTCGGTGATTGTATCAACGTATAGCGTACTCATTGTGCAATCTCCATAAACGTAAATATAGGAGTGGTTGTGGTGCTGTTTTGGTTGTTCGTACCAAAGTATTTTTGCACCGAATTATATGTGGAACCTTGAACAGAAATAGTTTGAGTATTACTCCCCGAGCCTGTCCAAACCCATGAGGCACTGATAGGCATATGAGTCAATGGCTCGTTGATGGTAGAATAGTTGTTGTCACCAGCAAAACCACTGCCCCACACATTCGTTCCGCCTGCCAGTATTCTCATCAAAGAAAGCGAATAACCGCTAGTCCCTGATCCTCTAACTGGAACTACTGAAGAAACATGGATTATATTTCCAGCAGTTGCAGTTAGACTAAAGGTAAAGAAGTCTGTCCAAGTTGCTGTGGCAACAGCGATACTAATGCCTGCGTTCTGTACCCTTTGAACCTGAACCACACTACCCGCTGGCATCGTTGCGCCATTTGGTATGGTGACACTGTTTGGAAACGATGGCTTGCCTGTGCTTGCGTCAATCGTAATAGCACCTGTCCCAGCGGCGTTATTGATTTGGTCTACATTTAATATCGAAGCCATATATGTCTCACAGTATTGTTAAATTTCCATCAACTGTAATAGTTACACTGCTATTTATAGTCAATGGACCGATAGCTAATGCGTTCTCTGCACTATCTATAGTAGTATCTTGAGTTACAGTTTGATTATTTGTTCTAAAGACTGCTGTATGTACAGTTGTAGCTGTTGTCTGATAATTTGGTGCTGTAAGTCCTCCTGTAAAGGTACCGCCAGTCGATGCTGCTACAACATCCGAAAATGTCTGATCTCTATAAGAGATAATGACTAATTCATCACCTGTTGTTGCACCACTAACTAAAGTAACTGTATCACCACCACTAACAGTATAATCTGTTTCATCCAAATGTGCTCCATTTAGAAATACATTTACAATCGAACCTGAAAATGAAAGGATAGCACTATTAACATCAGAACCTGTAAAGACTGTTTGTCCGGAAGTTGCTACATATTTAAAACGTATAACATTAGTATAACTTGATGGTGTATCAATTGATCTACCAAGATATCTGACAATAATTACATCACCATTTGCAGGTGCAGAACTAAATGTTAGAGTATTTGCACCTGCTACATAAGCTGCACTTGCACCTGGTTCTTGTACTACGTTACCAATAGTAACTAGAATCGATTCACCATCTGGTACTGTTTGTGTTAGACCAAATGCAGTAGTTGAACCATCACCAGTAAATCTCTGGGAAGCTATAGTACCATAATTTGGCTCTGATCCTATATATGCCATTAATTATTCTCCAATGCCGTAATACGGGCCTCAAGTTCTTGTATAGTCTTAACTAGTAATGGTACTAGTTTCGATTGGTCAATGCCTTGATACACAGGATTGCCATCGTCATCTACCTCATTATGTGTGCCGGTGACAGCCTCTGGAACAACGGCCTGTACCTCGTGAGCAAGGAAGCCATCGACTGTGTTGTCTGCGTTAGCAATAAAGTTAAACCGCACAGGATTGAGTTGCTTGAGGCGTGTGGTTGCATCCCAAGTTGCCGTTACATTTTCCTTCAGGCGGTAGTCGGATGAGGTGTTGTAAGATGTTGCTGAAGTTGTGACTGTAATACTTCCAACAAAATTTCCAGCAGGCTGGGAATAAAATTGTATGGCAGTACCACCACCACTGCCCTGTTGCCAAATCCTCAAAATAGTGCCGCTTGTACCAGCAAAACCAATACCACCCGAACCGCTACCTGTTGCAACACTTAACTTTTCCCCACTACCTACAACATCAGAAGTAGCATTTATCCTTACAGAACCGCTGCTGTCGAAAATAACCCTAGACACAGCACCTGTTTGGGCATCGTTTTGCGTTTGAAATTGTAAGGCACCATTACCTAGCCTGATTTGATAATTTTCATTTGCATTACCGTCTGTTTCTTTTAACCAGATTGTAGGTGTATTTCCAGACAAACCTAGCTGTTGATAATCACTATTGTGAATAAACAAACTGTGTGTTGTGTTGGTTGTCGTGCCAATGCCGACTTTGCCACCACTGTCGATGCGCATGCGTTCATAACCACTTGTATAGTATCGCTGGCTGCCGCCACCTTCTACGAAAATAACACTATCTTGACTATTTCCG